TTGAACTCTCGCATTACCTTTGCAATTTTTTTCTTTTGTTTTTCTGTCTGTTTAGCCATTAAGTGTCGGTCATTACCTTCATTTTTTGCACGCCTGACTTTGCTAAAGACACTCCGGCTCGTAAACCGGCTAAACTTTGATTTTGTTCCATTTTTTCATCGTGTGTTACTTGATCTTGAACTAATTTTGCGCGTTCTATTTCTAATTTTTGCTCGCCTTCTTCTTTTTTACGCTCATTTTCCATAGCACGAAGGTCTACTTCCCTTGATTTTAGCTTAATTAGTGGGTCAACGTCCTCTGCAGAGTTAATTTTACGCTCTTCTTCCATAAAATCCTTAGTCATTTCTGCAATTAGCTTAGATTTTCTAGATTCTATAGTCACTTGAAGCTGTTCCATCATTGGATTTGGTTGTGGAGGCATACCAGTCATGGCTTGTTGCTGCATTTGCGCTTGCATTTGTTGTAGTTGCACTATCTCGTCTTTAAATTCTAGTTGTATTTGTTCTTGTGCCATCAAAGAGATGTGTTCTAGAATATTTTTTTGCACTAAAGACATAATCGTAGGGTTGTTTCTAACCATGCTTGTGCCCATGAAATTTAAGTGAGCGTCAATGTGAGCCTTATGGTCTTGTTTTGGAAAGGCTTGAAACTTTTTACCTGCCATAGACTGTATATGTTCCATGCTTGGGTCCATTGGTTGTGGTGGTGCAGGAGGAGGTAAAATTAAATCTACGTTTTTTATCCCTATAGCCTCATACATACTACGATAAGCTTGATACAGATTGTGTATCTTTGGATTTGTTTGAGCTAGTTGTAGTTGTGTTTGAGCTAAACTAATTCTTTGTGTTTGTGAAAAGATGTTTGGGTCTGCTATAGGTAGAACATCGACTCTATCGTCAAAGTCTGTTTTCTTTACCATGCGTTGACCACCCACTACATCGTAAGGATATTCTGGTGGTAGGTACAAAGAAAAGATTCTGACTAATAATTTAAACTCGTTCTTCAGTGAGTTGTATAATCTTTTGTGTATGGCAGACATGACACGTGAGCCACGCTCTAGTAATGCGACCGTGGTTCCAACAGCAGCGCCTTGATTGCCGTCACCTACTTGCATATCAGCGATAGACGCGAAACGTTGGCCTGCTGATACAACAACTCCCATCAATTGTAATAATGTGCCTGATGGCTCTTTGAAAGGTAGTGGCATAAATGCTTCACGAAGATTACCACCTGGTGCGTCGACATCTCTAAACTCTCCAGGCTGTATGGACTGTGCTTCGTCTCTCACTCTAATACCTCTTGTCTTAAAACCAGAAGGCAAGTTAGATAAAGTTCCTGCATCTAATAATTGTCTAAGAGCTGCCGTGGCAGTTCTTGATAGTCCACCAATCATGTGAATTAAACCAAAGCCATAAAAACCTAGACCTGGTAAAAATTTAAAATGTGTAAAATAATTAATTCTTTTTTTCTTAGGATCGTTTGCTTCGTAGTTTCTACGAATAGCTAAAACTTCTCTGCTACCCTCTTCGATAGTTACAATATATGGAAGTTTGATTCCTGTGGCTTCTCCTGTCTCAGGATTATTTTCTTCAAAACCCTCTAAGTCTAAATCAACATGACACTCTAACAGAGTATACATGTCTGGAGATTTTTCTGATTTACGAACACCCTCGAGCTCTCGCTCTTTATCTGCAATAGAGTCATCCATATCAGAGGCATCACCAAGTTCTATGTCACGATAGAAACCACTGACTTGTTGTTTTCTTAAATCGTTTTCAGAAATATTTATTTTGTGAATTATGGCATCTGCATCTTCTAAACTAGTTGCAGAATACGGAACTAATAAATCATCTGCAGGTACAAACTTTGAGACGGCTCGACCTAATAATTCATCGTAGTACACTTTTTTAAATGTCGAGCCTGAGAGAGGAAGATAGAAAAGCATTTGATCAAACTCCTGCTCATACTCTTTCATTTCTGACATGAGCTGGTAATTCATGAACTCTTTGACACGCTCGCTCTGTTGTTCTTTAGCTGTGTTTGGAGCTCCAATGATTTGTGTTCGAACGGGACCACTAGCCGGTAATAATTCTTTGTAGGCTAGTGATTGAAATTGTGTGACTGCTTCTGCAAGGACAGGGTGGGTTGCACCGCTTGCGCCTTGAAATGGTTCGCCTCTGTCTTCGTATTTAAAACCTAAAAGATCTAAACCTTTTGTGTAAGAATCCTCCCAATCTTTTCTAGAGGATTTGTAATCTAAAAACATACCTTTGAGCTCACTGCCCAATGGTCCCAATACATCGTCCTCTAAATATTCTGCTAAGTTTGCAAAGTGATTTTGACTGCCTTCGGACATGGCCTGAGAAGGGTCAAAAGAAATCTCTGCTCCACCCTCTTCTGTTTCAATTACTTCTACTTCTTCTGGTTGTTTTTGTTCTCTATTTATTTCTTGAGCTAAAGCCTCTTGTATATCTTTTTGATCAGGTAACTCTATTGTCGTTCTTTTTGAATTAGGTAATGCTTTATCTATTTCTGCCATTTAATATCCTTACTTGTTTTTGAATAAAGACTCAATGCCCTCGGACTCAGGTCCTTTTTCTGGTGGCACTGAGCCACCCATTGCAAACGCTTCTCCATAAGATTGTAATCTTAAATCCACTTCTCGATCTGTCATTTCATCAACATTTAATTCTGATGATCCAGGCGCCGGATCTAGATCAATTAATTCTTTGAGTCTTGCCCTTTTATCAATCGCGGGTATGTCTTCTCTTTCAATATTTATAGGAACTAAAGATTCAGGTAAGACAAAAGCCCCACCTGTAGCATCTGCTGCGCTAGAGAAAGTGTCTTCTCCTATCTCTTGTGGAAATAAAAAATTTTTTCCTTTGCCGTATAAATCTTGAACAATGTTTAAAGCCATAGAACCGGGGATCGCTGCTTTAGCTAAAACATCAGCGATTCCTCCTTTTCTAACCATGGTGGGTACGTTAGATCCTTGTGGAAACTCTAATGTGTTATAGCCTGTAAAAGCTCTTGAAATATCTCCACCAAGTTGTCCTAAAGTGGGAGCAACTGCGGTTAGTTCTGGTATCTGTCTAGATAAAATCGTTGCACCTGTTTCTGGGTTTTTTATTCCAGTACCAGCAAAGTTAACTCTTTGAATACCATCGGCTCCTGTAAAAACTGTTGCGCCTTGATTTATAGCATCACTTATTTGTGCCATTGAATCAATATAGCGTTCAGTGTCAGCAGGTCTTCTAAACTTAGAACCTTGCTCTGCAATATTTTGAGCTATGTCTTGAAAAGATGAACCTTGGTTTCCACCAGTGGCTCTGTTTATATTTTGAATTGCGTTTTGTAATCTGACTGCATCTGCCTCTGACACACTAGCGAGTCCCACGTTTCCTGCCATGGCCATGGATTGACCAGGACTCATTCCACCTCCCGGTGTTCCGCCTTGTTTTGGTTTACTGCCCATTTAAACTCCTAATGTTGCTATGCCTCCGTTAGCGAATTCACTTTCCTGCATATCTTTGACAACCTGATCGAACTCTTCTTTTGAGGGTAATCCCATTGCCTGGTTTATAGCTTCATATAAATCTAATCCTTGTGATAATAATTGCAAGACATTTATAACTCTAGCCGGTGGTAGTCTTTTGGATAGTCCTTTTACCAAGCCTTTCAGATTGAGCCCCTCTTTTTTAGCAGGGAGCTTTTTGTCTTTTTCAATTAGTTTTTGATTTTCTTTTTTACGTTGATTGTCTTCAAATTCTCTAGACCCTCTTTCAGGAGGTAAGTTAAGTGCCTCTTTAAGGTAGTCATCGAAAGCCTCCACATCCTCTTTAGGTATCTCATTTGGATTTAAGTTGTCAAAAAAGTCTGCCTCTATATCTTCAGGACTAGAAGCGTAGAAGTCTTTTGTGAAGTCTATCGACTCAGGGGTATAATCTACTTTAGAGTCGGGACCCTCAAAATCTGTGGGTTCTCCAAATTGTTCAGGATTAAAATCTATCTCATAGGCAGGCATCTCATAATCTAGATACTCTGTTTCACCATCGGGTCCTGTGTAACCACCCACTGCACTTTCCGTAATTGTCAGTTTACCTTGACCTTCTGGCATGTTGAGCCCGCCACTTGTTACTTCTGCATAATCAGGATTGTATTCTTGATATTTAAATTTACCGAGTTGATATACATCAAGCCCTCCTTTTGATGAAAAAGATCCTTTTGATTTTATGATGTCTAATAGAGGAGTATAGTTGTAAGGGGCATTTGTAATTTGTTTAGCAGCCTCTGTCTCCATAATACCACCACCTGTGCCGCCCGGAAAGGCTGTCGCCGCTGCAGCGCCTGCGATACCTCTGGTGGTCTTTTTTAAAAAATCACGACGACCCGGATCAAATTTAGTTTTACTACCCATTAGTAGTATACTCTTCGTTGTTGTGGTAGAGGACTGTCTTGTTCATCTTCAGGGTGTTCAATAAATCCTCCTTGTCTAAATCTCATTACTGCTTGTGTCATACTATCTACCAAATCGTCGTGATCACCATAAGGAAAAGCTGCGCACTCTTCGATAACTTCTTCTGCAAATTTATCGTCGGTTGCCCATACCTGCCCTGACTCAAATAAAGGTGCCACGGCGTTGACTCGAGCGTGCTTATCATTACCACGACTCGGTGTATAATTTATAACGGGTATTCCTTGTTTACGCAATTCAAAAGTCAACGGCATACCACTTGCTTTACCCTCCACAATAACACTTTCGGGTTTCCAGTAGTTATACTGTTCGAGGGCCACGCG